CATGGTCCCGTTCGCGTTTGGTGCGTTGGCGACCAAGCCCGGCGCTGCGATAGGCGCACCGTTCGACGCCGGGGGCGGCGGTCCTTCCCCGCCCCCGTTAGCGGCTTCGATACGTTCGCGAAGGTGAAGCAACAAGCCTTCAATGTCCAACGGCGGCAATTGCCGGTCGAACGACTTGTTCACCATATAGTTGATATAGTCGTCGCGCTTCGCTTTGTCGCGAACGCCTAGCGCCGATTGACGGAACAGCCGCGTGATTTGCGCGCGGTTTTGCGTGTAATACGCTATAATGTCCACCAACGCGAAGTCGGCTTCGGACTGCGATTGGCCGGGATAATGCTTTTGCCAATCCCCTTGCCAAAGGTCCAAGAACTTCGCGCCGTTGGCGGCGGCTGTTGCCGCGTTCAAGACTTCATCGTCGGTTTGCCGCTGTTCCACGTCGCCCATGACGTTGAACTTTTGCGCGGGTCCGCCAAGTTCCTTCCACAACACGTCAAAGATTTCGCCGCGTTGGGCAATGGGCGCGTCGTGGAATACGTCGCCCGTCATCGTCATAAACCGCTTCGACGTATAGACTTCAATCGAAGACCGCTTGCGACCATTCGGAACGCCCGGCGTCTTGACGATGATATGAAGTCCTTCGCCACTTGGCGACTTTTCGGCGTAGCTGTCAAAGGTGTTGAAGATTTTAACTTGGCGGTCGTGAACGCCTTGCGGGTCTTCATGAATAAGCGCGCCAGCTTCGTTGCGCTGCCATGCGTTGTCCAAGTCGATAAAGCCGTAAGGGTCGTCTTCCGTTAGAACGAAGCCGACGCCATCAACTTCGCCGGAAGCCATTGCCTGAAGTGCGTCGCTGAAGCTTCCCCATGTCTTCGGGTTATCGACAGCCGCTTTCGTCGCCCAACGTGGGCAGTATGGAACCTTCGTCGGCTTGGTGCCGTCCTTATTCTCATACCGCCAAACAACCCATTGGTCGAAGGCTTTCATTTCTTCGGGAATACGATGTAATTGCAACACGGCTTTAAGCTTCCGTCGAAATGTTCGCCAAATAATCGTGCAACCGTTGAACGGTCACAATGCCGGGGTTGCTAAGTTTCCCCTTGGCAAGTAGCGAAATCCACTTGGACGAACATTGCGCTTCAGCGGCCATCATTTCATACGACACGCGCCGGGGCGCGTTAAGAACAAGTTCTTGTGTCCGCTTCAGTAGCGGAACACTATACGTTGTGGTTGACATGGACAGCCCTTCGGTTCGTTCGCGGTGAACATAGGACCGGAAATTTTTTTCCGCAACCCGGAATTTTATGTTGACACGCGGGGCAGGGGCGGGCATCTAAACGGCGTCGGTCGCGTTGGCATCCCCCGTCGTCGCGACCGGCAACGGGCTTATCGAAGGAAGGAACATCGTATGTCTTGGGGCAATCCTGCCGCTGCCACCGCAACCCCCGTCGCCGTCAAGTGCGAATATCCGGGTTGCGACAATCCCGCCGCTGTTTACGTCGCTATCGGCGAAGACAAGACCAAGGCGGCGTCGTGCTGCGAACACGCGCTTTTCGAAAATCCGATTGTCGCGTTGGTCGAAGGTTCGACCGTCGCCGTGTCGGAAGCCGTGACGAAGAAGCTTGTCGCGCAACATGAAGCGGCGAAAGCCGTCCTTGAAGCCGCCAAGAACAGCGAAATGGAAGCCCGCCTTATGGTCGGCAACTATGCGTTCCCGCTGGCCGGTCGCAAGGAAGGCGTCAACAATCTTGAACTTTCGGACGGTCGCGTCGTCAAGCTTGGCCACAAGGTCAATTACAAGCTGTCGTCGGACAACGAAGCGGTCGAAAAGGCCGAAGACGAAATCGACGCCATCGGCAACGAAGGTCCGTTCCTTCGCGAACGCATCATCACTTGGGAAGCCAAGTTCAGCAAGTCAGAATACAACAAGCTGGACACGTCGAACCCGACCCATGCGAAGGTCAAAGCGGCTATCGACAAGGTTCTTGAAATCAGCAACGGAACACCGTCGCTTGAAGTCAAGGAACCCAAGGCGAAGCTTAACAACCAATGACGTAGCAGGGCGCGGCCAAGCGTCGCGCCTTCCGTCCCGCAAGGTGTCGTATTATGGAACTGTTCAGCAAGATTGAAGACGCAATCGCTATTGTGCGCTATCCGAAAGGCGTCCATAAGCAAGTCGGAATGTATCACCGTGGCGAAACGGTCTATATCGCCCATAGCGGCGGTTACGTCCGTATCGTTCAGCGGTTCGGCAAGGAAACGGAATTGATGACGGCGCATCCCGACATTAAGGTCGTTGACTATGACGCAACCAACGTCGTTGAAGAACGCGGCGTTCTGAAATATAAGGCGTAACCATGAACGACTTTTCATCCGCGTTTGGCAACGTGAACATTCAGCCGAAGACCCCTGCCCACAATCCGGCGGGCGGGTCTATCCTTGGCCAAGTCACGGCGGGCCGTCCGAAACAGGGCCAACGCATCGTCATTGCGGGGATTGAAAAGGTCGGCAAAACGTCGCTGGCATGTGACGCCCCGCGCGCCATGCTTGTTCAGCTTGAAGTTGGCGGGGTAAGCGCCAGCGTTCCGAAGACACCGCTTTTGACGACGTTCGGACAAGTCCGTCAATTCTTGGGCGAAGTGAAGTCCGAATGCCAAGCCGGGCGCTTCCAAGCGCAAACGTTGGTATGGGATACCGCAACCGCCCTTGAACGCCTTATAGACCAACAAACCATCACCGACGACAACAAGGGCCGTCAATCCATGGAAACGGCGCATGGCGGTTATGGCAAGGCTTACGCCTATGCGAACGGACTGTTCGGCGAATTTATGAAGGAATGTGACGAACTGGCGCAATACGCCGGTATCAACCATATCTTCACATGCCACGTATTCCCCGCCAAACAGATTGACCCGGCCTTCGGGGAATACGACCAATGGGATTTGCTGTTGCATTCCCCGAAGAACAACAAGACGTATGGCAAGCGCGAAATGCTTACGCAATGGGCCGATTTGGTCGGCTTCCTTCACGAACCGATGTTCATTACGAAGGGCGAAGGCGAAGCATTGGCGCGCGGCCAATCGAAGGGCGTCGGTCGCGTTCTTGGCGTATCGCGCACCCCCGGTTACGTCGCTGGCAACCGCTACGGTTTGACCGGCGAATGTCCAATCCCCGACCCAACGCGCAATCAGTTCGGCGCGTCGTGGAACGTCCTTGCCCAAGCTATCTATGACAGCAAGGGAATTGACGTGTTCAACCGTGATTAGTGATGAAGACCGCCTTACCCTGAACGCCTTCACTGATATAGCGAACCTTTGGGCGTATCGGGCATCGGTCTTAATTGCAGCGGTTGAACGTTGTTACGAACTTAAATCAACAAAAGGAATTGAAGAAATGGCAGCATTCGCATTCAATACACAAGGCATCACGCCGAAGTTCGGCGGCGGTGGCGGTCTTCCGGTCGGCAAGCATCCGGTCGTCATTTACAACACCAAGTTGGAAGCGACGAACAGCGGCACCGGCGGCAAGATGGTTCTTCAGCTTGAAGTCATCGACGGCCCGGCGAAGGGCGCTAAGGGCGACGAAAACTTGACCCTTCAGCATTCCAACCCGACCGTCGTTCGCATTTCCAGCGAACAGCTTACCGCAATCTGTCACGTCGTCGGACTGCCGAACGGCTTTCAGGACACGCAAGAACTTCACGGCAAGCCCTTCGTCGTGGAAGTCGCTCCGCAAAAGGACAAGCCGGAATTTACCGAAGTCATTGCCGTGTTCGACATGAACGGCAACGAACCGGGGCAGCAGGGCAGCGGCAATGCCGGTGGCGCTTCCGGGTCGTTCGGCGGTGGCAACGCCGGTGGCAGCTTCGGCGGCGCGCAGCAGCCGCAAACGGGCGGTTGGGGCGCTGGCGGCAACGCCGGGGCGCAGCAGGGCCAGCAGGGCGGCGACGCGGGCCAGAATGGCCAGCAGGGCAACGGCGCGGCCGGTTGGGGCGGCAATGGTGGCGGCGCTGCCAATCAGGGCGGCAATGGGGCCGGTTGGTCGCAAAACGGCCAGCAGGGCGGACAGGGCCAGCAGGGCGGCGGTTGGGGCGCTCGCTAATACCGCACGACCGTCGAACTATGCGGGGCGGGCTTCATCGCCCGCCCCGTTCTATTTGAAAGCGCACAATGTCCCTAGACGACCCGAAGTTTCGCAACGACGTATTGGCGCAATTGAACGCGGACGCCGACGAAGCTTCGCAAGTGTTGTCCGACCAAGACTTTCGCAATCACCTTGGCGCTTCGACTATCGGCAAGCCCTGCCGTCGCAAAGCTTGGTTGTCGTTCCGTTGGGCGTATAAAGAGAAATTCGAAGGCCGAATGGTTCGGCTGTTCAATCGTGGGCATCTTGAAGAAAGCCGGTTCGTTCGCCTGTTGCGCCTTATGGGTTTCGACGTTCGCGAAGTGAACCCGGATACCGGCAAACAATATCGCGTATCTGCCCACAATGACCATTTCGGCGGGTCCGCCGACGCAATGATGTTGGCCCCGGCGAAGTATTGCATTACGGCCCCGGTCTTGGGCGAATTTAAGACGCACAACGACAATCAGTTCAAAAAGCTTCGGTCGAAAGGCGTAGCGATTTCGCATCCTGAACACGTATCGCAAACGTCTTGCTACGGCGATGGCCTGTCCGTCGATTGGACGCTATACATGGGCGTCAACAAGAACGACGACGCATTGCATTTCGAATGGTTGAAGACCGACCGCCACTTGTCGGGCATGATGTTGAACAAGGCGGCGGAAGTCATTTATTCGCAAGAACCCTTGCCGATGATTTCAACGCACCCTTCGTTTGATGAATGTAAAAAGTGCGCCGCCGCTGGTATCTGCCACTATAAGAAGCCGCCGCTTCGCAATTGTCGGACGTGTCGTCACGCCTTTTCGGCGAACGAAGGGCAATGGTATTGTTCGCATCACAACGGCATTATTCCCAACGAAGTGATACGCGAAACTTGCGGCGACGCATATAGTCGGATAATCTGACATGATGATGCGACCAAACTTCGAACCCCGTTGGTATCAGCAAGAAGCCGTCGAAGAAACGTTGTCGTTCTTCCATCGTAAAGGCGGTTGGGATTACGAAGCGAACGCGCCTGTCCGCGCGAACCCTTTGATATGCCTTCCGACCGGAACCGGCAAAAGCCTTGTCATCGCAATGTTGGCTTGGCGCATCCTTCAGATTGACCCGCGCGCCCGGCTTATCATGGGAACGCACGTCAAGGAACTTATCGCACAAAACGCCGACAAGCTTCGTTGGCTTTGGCCCGACGCACCGCTTGGCATTAACAGCGCCGGGCTAGGGCATCGCGAATTTGCCGCGCCTATCGTTTACGGCGGTATCAAGTCAATGGTCGGGCAGTTCGCCGAAAACGGCGCATCGGCATTCGGCCATCGCGACATTCTGCTAGTTGACGAAGCGCACCTTATCAGTCCGAACGCTGACACGTCGTATATCACGTTCATTCAAGAATTAATGATGGTGAACCCGTGGTTGAAGGTTATCGGCCTGTCCGCAACGCCCTATCGTCTTGGCCTTGGACACTTGACGAACGGAAAGATTTTCACCGATGTATCATACGACCTTTGCAACATGGAAGGGTTCGCCCGCCTGTTGAACGACAAGTTCTTGTCGCCGGTCTATCCCAAGCCAACCGGCGTCAAGCTTGACGTGTCAGGCGTTGGCATGTCGAACGGCGACTTCAATCAGAATGCGCTTGAAAGCAAAATCGACCATTTCGAAGTCACGTATGAAGCGCTTAAAGAAATGGTGCAATACGGTTGGAACCGGCGCGCATGGATGATTTTCGCCGCTGGCACCAATCACGCCGAACATATTGCCGAAACACTTCGCGTATGCTTTGGCATTAGTGCCGCCGCTGTTCATTCGAAAATGCAGGGCGGTCGCAAAGCCGCCGACGAAGTAATTAAGGATTTCAAGCGCGGCAAAATTCGGTGCATTGTAAATCAAAACATGCTTACGACCGGCTTCGACTTCCCACCTATCGACCTTATCGGCATGTTCCGCCCTACCATGTCAACTGGCCTTTGGGTTCAAATGCTTGGTCGTGGAACCCGCCCATGGTTGGGCGGATACATCGTCGTTGACGAAGACACGGGCGAAACCGCATATTGGCCCGGCGCTAAGGACGGATGCCTTGTCCTTGACTATGCGGGCAACACGCCGCGCCTTGGACCGATCAACGATCCAGTGGTTCCGAAGCCGAAAGGCGACGGCCCGCCGGGCGACGCACCAATCCGCACTTGCCCCGAAGACAGGCAAGACGAAACAGGCAAGCACGGTTGCGGCTTCTATAACCATTCGTCGGCGAAATGGTGCGTCATGTGCGGCTTCAAGTTTCCGCCGGGCGAAGGGCCGGAACTATACAACACCGCTGGCACCGACGTTCTTATTGCCGAACTGCCCGAAACAAAAGTCTTCAACGTTGACCGCGTAATATATGTCGAACATCGGTCGAAGGCCGGTCGTTCCATGATACGCGCGGCGTATTACTGCGAAGGCTTGCACACGTTTTACGAATACGTGTCCGTCGAACCGAAGGTATTGGAAGACGGCACGTTGAAGAACGACTTTATGACGAAGAAGGGCCGCGATTGGTTCCGCCAAAGGACAGGCGCGGAACCGCCTGAAACCAACGCCGAAGTCATTGCGGGGTCGGCATATCTTCGGACGCCCATTCGCATACACGTATGGACGAACAAGAAACCGAAAGCGGAGATAACCCAATATGAATTTTAATAAGCCGGAAGGCGCTAACCGTGGCGAAGTAATTCGCGGGGTCGCCGAATACCTTGACGAAAAGGTTCGTCGGGCGTTGGACGAAGCAACCCGCACTTGCCTTAACTGCGAACACTTCATCGAAGGACCGCCCGACCGAACGGGGGAGAAATGTGGGCTAAACGGCCTTATGCCGCCGCCTTCAATTGCCGCCCGTGGTTGCGACGATCACTTGGACAAGATACCATTCTAACGAAGGGAAGTCGTCATGGCAGGACGTAAGAAGACAATCAGCAAAACGGCGGAAACGCTGGCGAAGGCTTTGACGTTCGTTTCGGCGGGCATCGAAGAAGGCAAGGAAACATATAAGGCGCATTGTCGTATCGTGAACGGCTATATCGTCACGTTCAACGGAACTATGTGCGTCGGCCATCCTATCGAAGAAAACGAATTGGCGTCGGTATGCCCACATATTCCGACCCTGATTTCGGCAATCAACAAGTCGGGCAAAAAGCTTTCGATGGCCGTCAACGACAAGGGCAATTTGCAAGTGACAGGCGAAAACATTCGGGCCATTGTCCCTTGCGTGTCGGCGGACCAAATGCCGCCCGTAATGCCCGACATGAAGATTGCCGAACTGTCCGACGCAATCAAGGATGGCTTCAAGGTGCTGTTGCCGCTTGTCGCCGAAGACGCCGACCGGATACACGAAATGTCAATTCTGTTGCGCGCGAACAGTATGGTTGCGGTCAACGGTCAAGTCATGTTCGAATACTGGCACGGCATTGACCTTCCGCCCGGCCTGTCCATCTTCAAGAACGCC